GTTCACATAGAAGTTGGTATAGGTCGGCGTGTATTCGAACCCGTACACGTTCCAGTCGGCATAGTTGACGCCCATTTGCGCGCCATTCCGTGCTACCTGACGATGGCCGACCGTGCCTGACGACTGCGCGAAGTCGCCCATGCCCATGCTGTCCGGCGAATCGTGCTCGAAGCCGTCAATCTCATATAGCTGGTTGTTCTCGGGCTGGAGGTTGGCATCGATATCCTGATCGATCTTGGGGTCGCCGCCGGCGCCAGACATGTCGCGCCGGATTCCCATCGACCAGAATGAAGAGTGCAGCCCGGTGGTTCCGCCAAACAAGCGGGCCCGGACTTCATAATAACCATAACCGAAATTGTTGCGCGACATGATGCCGCCGCCAGTATAGTCGGACACGCCGTCGCCCGTTATGTCTTCGTAACCGAACCTGAGCCGCAGATTGCTTCCATCAAGCGAGACGTTCTGGGATCGAACATATCCGCCCCGATAAGGCTCGGCGATGCGATAATACCAGTCGTTCGTATTGAGGGCCGTACTGTTGAATTCGTCGGCATAGGCCAACGCGTAGCCGGCAGGCGGCGACGCGGTAGCGGCTTGAGGCCAGCCGATACTGTATGCGCACATCGAAACGATCATCGCGAGCGGGCAGCCACCAACCGCAGCTTTCAGCATATGCCGCATAATCCCCTCCCTTGGGCAAAGCGCCGTGCCGACTTCTATCGATCGTCAAAGCGCCAATGAATGATGAAGCTTTTTTAGCAACATGTCAATCGGGGCTCTAGCGCGGAATTCTTCGACTTACGGAGGTTGTCAGGATTCTAGCCGGCCAAAGTCGGAAAATAATGTTGCTTATGTCGCAATAACATCAACCTGAATGAGCAAATACTTGGGCAGTCCGATCGATAAGCTCGCAGGTCCATCGGGCGCCCATATCCATGCACGCCAAGACCCTGTCGCTCTCACCGCCAACGACGCGGATCGGCTGCGCAAGTATCTCGCCCGGTTCGGATTGGACTGGGCGACGATTTCGCAGACCAAGCAGTCGGCAAACCGGGGCCTTTCAAACCGCAAATACCGTTGACCGTTGTCCGGGGAGTGTGGCACTGCCCAGCCCGCTGAACATCCAACTGCGCAAAGCACGGCAAAACGCGTGCCCTTGATGCAGCCAAGTGTTTGAAATGCGGGTGTAGCTCAATGGCAGAGCAGAAGCTTCCCAAGCTCCCCGCCTTATGATTTTTCAATGACTTAGCTGGTACACTTTTTCCGACATTGGCGTCTGCGGCGCGCAATGTCGGAATGCAGGCTTGCGCCCGGTGTTCCCGTTGCGTTCTAATAGCGCGATGAGTTTCAATCGAGTCGAGACCGGCCGACGTCGCCGGCGATCTGCACGATGAAGGAGGCGAACGCGGCCGCGATCGTCGTGCCGATCGCCGAGCTCGCGATCGCGCGCGGCTGGCGCTGGCGCTGGTCGACCAGCGAGCGCGACGGGCAATGCCATGCCGAGGTGAAGGTCGCGGCGATCGAGGATGGGCGGACGGTCGTAAAAGCCTGGTATGGCGCCACGGCCGCCGACGAGGCGATCGCGATCGGCCAGGCGGTCAGCTATGCGCTCGAGCATATCGCGCAGCTGGACAAGATCGACGCGCGCGATCGCGACTATCGGCGGCGCGTGGAGCTCGGCCTCGAGCGCCGAGCGCCGCCGTGGAAGCCGGGTTAGGGTTGGATCGCCGTCACCGGCGGGCAATCGGGATGCGGCATCTTGTTCGCCGCCGCCCAGCGGCATAGCCGGCCGACCGCCGCCCAGCCGGCGTCGCCCCAGCCTTCGACCTTGCTGCTATAGTCGGCCGCGGCCGTATCGTCGGTGATCGCCTCGGCCGGCATCACCGGCTTCGGCTTCACCTCGAGGTCAGCAACCGGCGGGTTTGGTCGCACCAGGGTGCTGCTGCATCCAGCGCTGGCAATTGAGAGCACGAGTAGCAGGGCCTGTCTGGCCCTTCGGAGCTGCATCGATCGCATCGGTTCGTTCCTGTTGTTGGTTGGAGATGGCGGCGTCGTCGGCGCGCCGCTCGAGCGCGGCCTGGTCCTTGGCCGCGTCGTTTCGCTCGGTCGCTTTGACGACCGACGTCGACGCGCGCTGGCGCGAACACATCGTCATGGTGACGATCGCGAGGACCAGGCAAAGCGCGGCCGCGCCGGCGAGCACCTTGAGGGCGTTGTCCTGGAGCCAGGTCATGCCGCGCCTCCCGTCACTGCCGCGGCCGCGACATCGGTCGCCGCCTGCGTCTGCTTGGCGGCCGCGACGCTCTTGTCCTTGCTCGCGATCGCGAACACGCCGCCCGCCACCAGCGCGACCAGGCCGCCCGGATAAGCGAGGCACCAGGCCGCCACGTCGAAATGGCCGCCGTTCCAGCCGACCTCGTACCACTCGAACGCGATCGGCGAGGTCACGGCGAACATGCCGCCGATCGCCAGGCTGACGCGACCGATCTCGTAATCGCCGCCGATGCCCTTGAGGATGTTGGCGAGCTTCATGCCACAACCCTCCCCAGCCAACCGTAGAGGAACGCCTCGTTGGCCGCCCGACCCTCGGCCAGGCTGAGGTATCTGGCGCCCTGTAAGGCGTTCAGGAGCGCGAGCAGGCGCCGCTGGCCCTCGGGGCCACGCTTGGCCAGAAACGCGCTGAGCGACTCCCTGGTGGTATTTCCGGCCACACCATCGGCCGTTATGTCGGGGAAATCGCGGGCCTGGTTGTTGAGCCCGTTCAGCGCGCGCTGCAGGAACGTCGCCGCGACGGCGGGCCCCATGTTGACGCCGGTGTCGACGAGCTCGGCGCCGATCGCCGCGTCGATCGCCGAGATCTTGTCGAAGCCTGGCGCGATCACATACTGCCGGCGGTAGATCTCGCGGGCGAAATCGCGCGGCATGTCGCGCATCGCGCCGGCATAGCCTTGCTGCCGCGCGGTCGCGATCGTGATCCCGAAATTGGTTTCGCCGCCGGCATCGCGCGGGTCGTTGACGTAGCCGCCTTCATTGACGAGCACGCCATCGATCACCTGGTCGATGGTAAGCATTGGGTTCTACTCCGCAGGCGTCGCCGTCCTCGACGCGGTCAAGTCTTCCGGGGGCAGGTCGAGTTCGTCGCGCGCGCCGGCGCGGCGGTTTTGTCGGTCGGCCGCGACCAGGCGCTGCAGCACCTGGGCGTTCTCGCCGTTTCTGAGATGCGCCATGTCGAGCAGGCGGATCGCGATGCCCTGGAACACCGTCTTGCCTTCCTCGTCTTCGGTCACCGTGGTGATGATGACCATGGGCAGCAAATCGGGGTGCAGCTGCACGATGTCGATCTGCGTGCTGTCGAGCTCGGACATCGCGCGGCGATCGAGGCTCTCGATCTGGCGACCGACCTCGCTGCCGAATATCTCGCCGAACGTCCGGCCGAGGACCTGGTCGTCGCTGAGATCGAGCGGCGCGAAGATCACGCGCATCGCCCGCGGCGTCAGCCAGCGTACGCGCCGATCGATCCCCTTGGTCCACACCGACAGCGCCAGGCCGTTGCCGCGCACGATCGCCGAGATCTCGGCGCGAAGCACCGCGTTTTCCTTCTCGAGCACGCTGATCTTGCGGCCCATCCGCCGCAGCTCGCGCAGGCCGACGCCGAGCGCAGCGCCATTGACCGTCAACAGCGAGGCGCCCGCGGCGAGCAGGGCTGGCCAATCGGACATCAGACGTTGGCGCCGACGAAGTCGGCAACCATGTTGCCCCAGATGTCCCCGTTGAAGCTGACCGTCGTGTTACCGGTGCCGTGGGTCGTGTCGCTGCTGTACAGGCCCATATTCGCCCATTTGAGGCGCGGACCGAGAACGTCGGGCAATGCGATGATCGGCACGCCGTAATTGTAGGCGGCGCGATATTCGAGCCAGGTGTAGCGATCCTGCGTCGCCTGCGGGATCGTGCCGGGCGCGGTCGGCGGATCGCCCGAGACAACCACGTCGCCGAACACCAGGCCTTGCGCGATGGAGGCCATGACTGCGGTGAAGTAGATGGTCTCTGGCGTGCCCGTCGACGCGTCGTTGGTCACGGCCTCAAAATGCGTGAGATCCGCCGCCAGCGCCCGCTCGACAGCCATAACGCTGTTTTCGGCCGCGCCGGAATTGACCGCGTCGGTCGCCAGCGTGACCGCCGTGCGCAGCGAGGTGCCGCCGTTGATGACGAGCACCGACTTGACGAGACTGTCGCGCTCGAGGCCGCCGCAGGCCGTCTTGGGCAAGCTGTCGTTGCTCGTCATCGTAAACGTGTTCGATCCACGGACGACGCCATCCGCCGGCATCAGCGAGACCAGACGCAGGCCGATCGAGTTGATCGTCGCGCTGGTGACGGTCGCCGTGCTGCTGATCGTATAGGTGCCGTTGCCGCCAGTGCCGGTCCCGAAGCCGGTGACCGTCGTTCCGGCCGGCATGGTGCCGCCGGTCAGCACGTCGCCGAGAGCGATATAGGCGCCCGCGGGCATGCCGCTCACCGTCATCACGCCGGCCGCGGCGCTCGCGGTATACGCGGTTGCGGCCGGCACCGTCTTGCTGTGGCCGTTGCCGTCGGCGAGCGTCCAATTGCCGTAGCCCGGGAACGTCCAGTAATAGAAACCGTAGGTGTCGCTGATCCCCGGGACGACGTCGGTGATGACCGCGCCGTTGGTCGAGGTCTTGATCGAAGCGCCCCCGAGCTGGACGCCATAGTTGATGAAGCCCGCCGAAAATGTCAGGCGGTCCGGGCGATAGATGCTCGCCCCGGCGCCAGGCGCCGAATTGTTGTTGCCGAACCACCCGGCATAGCGCGCGGGGATGCCATATTGCACCGACAGACGCGCCGCGTATTTGGCCGGCATGCTGTTCGCGGACGGCGAGCTGCCGGGCTGCACGCCCGCGGAATGGCTCGTGCCTTTGAAGATGTGGATGCTGTCGCGGGTGTTGGCCTTTACCGCCGCCACACCGGTTTTGGTGTTGGGCAGGGAATTACCCGGCATCGAAACTCGGATGAGCTTGCTGCCAGAAATCGCGACCGTTGGGATGATCGTCGCGGTATATTGATCGAACAAGGCGCGCTCGCTGAGGCGATCGGCCGCCGCACGCCACTTGATACGCTTGACCCAGCCGCCGAAGACTTGCTGGCCGGAACCGTTGCCGCGGCCGCCGATCGCGGCCGAGGTAACAGCTACCCCGCCATTGAAGGCAACCGTATCGATGACCGGCAACCCATCGCCGGCACCAAAGCTTGCCGTCGCGCCGCTCCATGCGAAGGCGAACTTCTGGCTGCTACCGGTTCCGGTATTCCACGCCCAGTTCGCCATCGGCGCCGAGACGTTGAAGCCACGGAAGCCGATCGCCGCCGCGGCATTGATGCCGATGCTGGTCGAGCCGTTGAGCCCGACGACACCAAGGGTGCGTCCGAAACCTGTCTGCGTTTCTATCCGCGAAAGCTCGAGGAGGAACGTGCCCGACGACGCCTTGAGCGCGTTGAGCAGGTCGCTTGCCGCAATCCCGTCATCCCAATCGCGCGTGACCGGGGCGCCTGCGGTGATGATCAGCGGCGTCGCGCACGAGTTGTTCGTGAACGAGACGTTGGGGTTATATTCGACCTGGCAGACATACCAGGTGCCGGCGCCCGAATGCGTGACGCTGATATTGCCCGCCGTCGTGATCGTCAGGACCTGCGGAACACCCGATGTGACCGGATTGAAGCCACTACCCACCGCCCCGTTGGCGGCCGACGTAACGGTGACGCCGGCGTCGTGGTGGCTCCAGATGATGATCTTGCCGACCGGGACCGCGATCGCCGTCTGGTCGGCAGGCGCCGTCGAATTGAGGAAGACGTTGCGCGACTGCGGCATGAACGCCGCGCCGAGGTCGTTACGCCTGATTGGCTGGCCGGCCGAGAAGGTCTGGTAGGCCGTGCCGGGCGCATCGTGATAGCAGAGGTTCGTCGCCAGCGCTGTCGCGGGATTGGCGCGCGTGATCGGCAACAACGCGGTCGGATAGGTCGCGTTTAGGCTGAGGTCGTAGTGGATCCAGCCGGCATTGACGTCGGTCACCGCGCCGAGCGACCAGGCCGTTCCCACCTTGGTGTAAGTGATGGCCGTCGTCGTGTCGTAATAGATCGCCGCCGGCGAGCCGAGGTTATTGGCCGGGATACCGGCCCCCTCGAGGCGCACGCCGGCGCCGGTCGGAATGGCCGCGATCAACGCTGTCACCGTCGCGATCGCGGCAACTGCGTCGATCGCCGCCTGCGGCGCCCGAAGGATGAACGACGCGCCGGCCCCCAGCGCCATGTCGGTCGCCACGGCGTTGACGTTGGCGATCGACCCGCCGACGGCCGCGATCGTCGTGATGTTCGCGGCGACGTTGTTGATCGTGGTCAGGTTGGCCGCGACATTGTTGATATTCGTCAGGTCGCCGGCCAGCGCGTTGAGGTTGGTCAGACTGCCGGCGATCGCCACGATGCTGATCAGGTCATCCGCGACGTCGTCGATATTGCCGAGATCCAGATAAACCGCCTGGAGCTGGGTGATGTTGGCCGCGACCGTGGCGATCGCCGGCGCGATTGACGCCAGGCTCTCGAGCGCGGTCGCCGACAGCGCATACGCCTTGAGCCGCCGCGCGCCCGGATCGTCGTCGAAGCCGATCAGCTTGCCGGCGCCATCGGCACGGGTCGGCAACAGATAGCCGTCCTCGCCGATCGGCGCGAAGACGCCACGCGTCTCATGGTCTGTGATCGCGTCGCCATCCTCTTGCGCGATCAGCATCTCGTTATCGAGCGCGCCCTCATGGCTTTTCGCCGGGAACCGGTCGTTCGTCGTGTACGACATCGACTGGCTGCGCGGGGTGCGGCGCTGGATCGCCAGCCGGGTGCCGGACACCGCCGCGGCCGTGACGGTCAGCGTGCCACCGGCGTCGGTCGTTCCACCGGTCGCGGTGTAATCGGTGCCGTAGGTCAGCACCTGGTCGCTGCCATCCGCGAAATACCGCGTGGCGATCAAATGCTGTGGCGCCTTGAAGCGGAACGGCGCGGCAAAGGCGACGGTCGACCCGTCCTCGATATAACTGATCGTAGATGGCAACGCGGCGACGGTCATCGGGCACCCCCCGGGGTAGTCAGATTGTGGGGCGGTGCCGGCACCGTCTTGCCGACATCGCGTTGATAGCGCCGATCGGCGCCGGGCGAAAGTGGATTGAGCGTCATGGCGCGGCCTGGCCGTTGCCGATCGCGTTGCCGAAGTCGGGCGCGCGATCGGGCAGCGGGTGGCCGGGCTCCCACCACATCCGCGTCCGCTGGTCGGCCGCGCGCTTTTTCATCCGATCCCACGCCTGACGGTAATTGGGATCGAGCGTTTCCTGCAGCTGATCGGTGACGTTGCGATCGAACGCTAGGCGCGCGAACCACAGCGATCCGCCGGGGAGCCATTGCCGCGCCGCCTGCGCGGCCGTCCAGGCGGGCTTCTTCGACTTCGCCGCGTTGAACAAACCCTGAGCGTCGCCGGCGATCGGGCCGGCGATGGTCGTCGCGATGCCGCCATTGAAGCGATTTTCCTGGCTCTGCAGGAAGTCGCCGAAGATGCCGAACCCGCCACCCTGCAGCGCCGCGGCGCCCCAGAATGACAGATCGTCCATAGGCCGCGGATCCTTGCCGGCGAGCGGCGCTTTCATCTGCGCGGCCAAGGCGCCGCCCAAGGTTGTGAGGATCGCTAGCCCGCCGGCGTAGCCTAGGGCCGACCAAGGCGAGCGGTTCGCGAGCTCCATGATGCGGCGCGACTGCATCCCGATCATCGAGATGCCGAACCCCTTGAACAACAAGGTCGACCGCGCGATCTCGCCCATCCAGGTCCCCTTGGCGATGCGCGAATTCACGAAGGCGCGGGTCCGCAAATCGACCTCGGGCACGGCATAGAGCATCTCGCTGTGGATGATCTCCATCAGCTTGTCGCCCAGGTCGCGGTCCTCGACATTGACGGGCTTTAGCCAGGGTGCGCCACGATCCATTTCGAGCGGGGTTGCACGGATCTTCGCCCACGCGGTCGCGTCGATCCCGCCGCGCTCGAGCATGCGCTGATAGGCGGGCTCGAGCGCGTCCCACGCCTTGGCGGCCTGGTTGGTCAAGTGACTGACAAATTCCATGCCGAATGCCCAGCGGCCCGCCTGGGTGTAGCGCTGCAGGCCGGAGACGCGCAGCACGCCCTCGGCCAGGCGCGACGCGACCTCTCCCGACAATTCCTCGCCGAGCGCGCGCGACTGCCCCGCCGTCCGATGTGACCATTCCTCCGCGATCATCCCTTGCCGGATGGCGAGTTGCTTGTCGGCGAGGCCGGGGCCGAACAGCTTGGCATAGTCGCCGATCAGCCGGGTGACCGGCAGCCCGTTGTAGAGCCGCGCCATCACGCCGAACATCGGATCGGTCGGAACCGCCGAGATGAACGCGCTGCCCAGCTTTGAGGCCGTCTGGATCGATCGGATCGAGGAGAAGGCCAGCGCCAGCGTTCGGTTCTCGGGGCGATGCGCCGCGCCCGTCAGTTCGGTGTAGAGCCGGTCGATCCGCTTGGTTGCCGCATAAGCGTGATCGGTCGCCTTACTTCCGGCCGAGCTGTCGAGCGCGGCCGATTGCTGGATCGTGTCCTTCAGCCAGGACACCGTCGCGTTAGGATTGGGCCCGAGGATCTCCATCAATGCGATGTCACGCGACATCCCCTGGATATGCCCCATCATCGCATCGTAGGCAGTGCCTGCCCCGAACCGCTCGGCATATTCGGACCAGGCGTCCGCCGACTTGAAGCGGAGGAAGCGCGGGTCGCCGCGCTGATTGGCGAGGGCGCCGCGACCGGCAGCGCCGGGCGTGCGGTCGTTCCAGCCATCGGTGCGGATCGTCTCCCATGTGTCGCGCAACGCGCCGTCGAGCGCCTGGTCGGTGAACGGCAGGCCGGTCCGGCGATCCTGCATCTCGACGCGATCGAGGCGGTCCCAGATGAAATCGCGCCACGCGTCATAGCCGGCGCGACGCACTGACCTGGTATCGTGGCTTTGCGGAAGGCCCCAGCGCTCCATCTTGCCGATATCGCCACCGGCGGCATTGAAGCGCCGTCGCAGCATCTCGGCCGTGTCGGTCCACGCCTGGGAAAGCTGGCGCGCGGCCGCGTTGCCGGTATCCTCGCCGAACAATTCGCGCACCAGGTCGGCCAGCTCGGCCTTGTGGGCGATCACGCCGGTCACCCCGGCATGGAACTTCGCCAGGATGCCGTCGATCATCGAATGCGACCGCGCCATGATTGCCTTGCGCCGACCCTCGACATTCGACCAATTCGCGCCGGGCACTCGATCGAAAAAGCCCTCGGCCGCTTTCGGGTCAATCGGGCCGCCGCCATCGCCGCCGCCGAACCCGCGCATTTTCTGCAGGATGTCGCGCTTGGCGAGCAGCTGGGCGCCCTCGACCACCTTGCGGCGGATCGCGCGGCGCTCGAGCTCGTCGAACGTAGCCTTGCTCGCCAGCGCGTCGGCGGTCGCTTCCCCGCCCTCCGCCGCGAACTGGGCGCGGACTTCGTCATAGATCCCGGCGATCTCGTCGGCCTTGGCCTGGTCGACCTCGCCGCGATCGATCATTCCCGGGAGGCAGGCGCGCAAGCTCATAGACAGGCCTTCACCGCGGCGATCGCCACGTCGTCGATCGCGAGGCTCGCGACCAGGTCGGCCGCGCTGAGTTCGGGGCCGCCCTCGACCAGCGGCACCCGGATGTCGTCACCGGCCAGCGCGAGCGCGGTCAGGTCGTGAAAGATGCTGTCGGCGACCTGACGCGCCTCGGCGCCGCCGGCATCGGCGATGCCATGCGTCGACGGGTCTAGTGGGGGCGGCCCGCCCGCCGGCTCCTCGGAAAATGACGCGCGATAGTCCGTGAGCGGGAATGCTTTTTCGGGAACGCCAGTTACGCCACCTTCGGTCAACGGTCGGCCTTCGCGCGCGCCCCTGCTCGCCAATTCCTTGATTGCCCGATCCTGCGCAGCGGTCGGCTCGACGGCACGCCGCAGCGCCAGTTCGTGGCGCGACATCGTTATCGCCGCATAGCCGAGAGCCTCACGGGGTGGCATCGCTTCCCGGAAGTCGTGATGGTCGGTATCGAGAAGATGGATTTTTCCGGCCGGGTCTATCACCATCGCCGACAGATCGGGACCTTTTAGCGGATGTACGACCGCGTCGCGCGGTCGGATCACACTGGCCACGCGCTGCAGGTACGATGGCCCAACGGCGCGATTGTCATCGACCAGCGCCAGCGCTTTGCGCGCCGCGCCTTCCTCGATCCCGAGATCGTGCGCGACCATCTCCGGCGTCGGTTCGGCGATCGCCTCGCGGACATAATGCCGCACGGCCATTTGCGTTTGCGCGTCGCTCGGCCCGTCGACGGCGACGACGCGATCGGCCGGCGCACCGCCGCCCAGCTCGTCGGGGTGACCGTCGACGCCGATCGTCGATCGTCGCGCGATCTCGGCGTCGATCGCCGGATGGTTGCTGCTCGCGAACTGACGATCGATCGTCGCGCTCACGTCGTCGCCGGCGGACAGCCGATCGACATAGTCCCGCACCGGGTCGGGTCGTGCTGGCGTGTCGTCGGCGAGCTGCAGCTCCTGCCGGTTCAGATCCTCTTGCGCCGATCGATACGCAATCTCATCATCGCCGAACCCCTCCGGCGCCAGGCGCACGCTCGAGGCGTCGGCATCGCCGACGAACCGCGCCAGCTTGTCGACCCGGTTCATCCAGCCCTTGCGGTATTTTTCCTTGCCCGGATTGCGGTCGGCGATCCGGTTGAGCGCGTCGCGATAGATCGAGACCGCCTTGTCGACGTCGTCGCCGGCTTCGCCGATGATCCGCCGCGCCAGCGACGGCGAGTTGATATAGCCGGCGTCGAACGCCACCGCGGCGACGCGCGGATCCGCGTTGTTGAACTCGGGCAACCAGTAGCGGCGCCGCGCGATCGCGCCGGCCTCGGCCTCGGTCAGATTGGCGACGTCGACACCTGGGTTGAATTTCTGCGCGATCCCGAACTTGGTAACCCCGCCATCCGCATCATTGTAATGGACCACCTTCGCGCCGCCCTCGAGGTCGTTCATCACGAACCCGATGATGCTGTTCTGGCTGATCGGCGAGGTGATGCGACCGCGCGGCCGTGCTGGCGCCGACGTATTGCCCAGCGTCGCCGGCCGTGACAGCGCGTCGCTGGTCGCGGTCAGCTTCTCGGCATTGGCATCGAGCCCGCCTGGCGTTGCGACATAGGGGCTCGCGTCGCGGACCTCGCTTTCGCGGTTCATCACATACAGCCCGGCTTGCGCCTCGGGCGTGCGCGCCTCGAACGGGACGCTGTCGGAGAACATCCGCGAGACCTCGGCATCGCCGACCTGGTCGAGATTGGCGCGGCCGAGCGCCCAGGGCGCGAAATAGCGCTGCGCCGATCGCGCGACGTCGCTATCCGCGATCGCGTCGCCGACAGCGCGGCCGCCGGTCGCTAGGGCGCGACCGCCGGCGCCGATCCCGTGGGTGGCCAGCGGGAAGGCGGCGCCCGCCGCGCCCGCAAACCCGACGTCGGCGAGCATGTCGGTCGGCGTCATCGTCTCGCCGAATTGTGCACGGTTGCTGGAAATCACCGGCAGCTCGGCGGTCTCGATCGCCATGTTGGTCACGGCGTCGCGCGCGGCCACGCTCAACAGCGATCGGCCACCGCCGGCAGCGGGCCCCAGCATGGTCATCCCGAGCAGGTTGATCGGGTCCTGGAAACTCGCCGCCATGCCCGCGCCGAACCCGAGCGCCTGTTGGCCAAAGCCGCTCTGGCGGCGAACGACATCCTGCGCCTGGCGACGCTTCGCCAATTCGTTCGCCTTCACCCAGGCGGTAAATTCCTGCGGACTTTTCGCCGGCACGTCGGCGAGGAAATTGGGTTCGCTCGCGCGGATCCGCTCGATGTCTTCCCAGATCTCGGCGGGCTTATAGTGCGACACGACGCCACGGCCCGCCGGCGTGCTGTAGCGATCGACATCCTTCATGCCGATCCAGTTGGTCGGCAGCCGGTCGACCAGCGCGGAGGCGAGCGGCGCATAGGCGACATCCTCCGCCATCGCCGGCGCGTCGATCTGATCCTGTCGCGAGAGGGTCCAATTGGCGCCGAGGATGTCGCCGGTACTGACCGGGGCCGGGATGCCGGGAGCCGGTGCGCGTGTGTCGACGCTGTCGTCGACGAAGACCGATGGTGGCGCCTTGCGATCGCTCATTGAGGATAGCGCCGACCAACCGGCTCCAGATCGATCGTGAAGTTGCCGCCGGACTTCCGGTGAACGATCATCCCATTCGGGCCGTGAAATTCGTAATAGCCGTCAGGCCGGAGCACCGGGATCAGTTGGCCGAGCGCGGCATTCGGCATCTTGCTGCCGTCGTCGTACACCGGGTAATTCTTGCTGGCGGCGTCCCATTTGGCATTGCCGAGCCAGGTCATCGCGCTCTCGAATTGGCGGCCAGTTATCGTCTGGGGGAGCAGAACGGTGTCGCTGCCCCACTTCCACACCCCGCCGAACCAATGCTGCCCATCGAACCGGCCGCCCAGCGCCCGATGGATCGACATGTCGAACGCCCCCTGATCGAGCACCGTCGGGTCCTTGCCGGCCTTGCGCTGCCCGTCGACGTACAGGCCCTTGGCGACGGCGTAGACGCCGTCGAGCTGGTTGCCGTCCATCAACGAGCCGGCGACGCCAAGGCGTTGCGCGAACGGCTGGCGCGCGACATTGTCCTTGAGCAGGTCCGGGCGCTCGGCAAGCAGTTTGATCCCGGCGAGCGCCGAGGCTCGAGCAGTCGGATTGAGCAGCACCAGGCGCGCCGCCTTCGGATCGCTCGGCAGGATCCCCAGCATCTCGGTCACCGCGTCGCGGCCGCCGATCGCCGCGACCTTGTTGATCACGTCGACCTCGCCGGCCGGGCTTCCTTCGGCCTCCGCTCTGAGTGTGTCTCGTTGTGCCGGCGTGAAGAACGGGGCAGGCCGGCCACTCGCTCTAGAGATGGCGCCCTGCAGCTGGCGCCGCGCTGCAATTGACACGGGATCGTTCAGATCGACATTCGGAGGGGCAATGCCATTACTCGCGGCCCAACCCCATTGATCCTTGTCGAACTCGGCGACTGCGCCCGGCATCCGCTTCTCGACCTGGTCGAGCAGGATATCCTGCTGCGGCGTACGCTTGTCGCCCAGGGCGCGGAGCTGGTTGCGCTGTCCCTCCCATTGTTGGGGTGTCCAGCCCTTGCTGAGCTTGTTGAAGTTGTTGCGGACCCGCGCGTCGGCGAGATCGAAAGCATTGGACGTATCGCCAACCGCCCCGGCCTGCTGCGATAGGGTGGCCAGCTGATCGTCGGGCACGTCGACGCCGGCACCGAGCTGGGCCTTGACGGTCGCGATCTGCTCGCTCAGCGCCGACTTCGCGATCGCCGCCTGATGCTGCTGTTCGCTCGCGATCCGCCGGACGCCGACATCGGCCTGGGCGCGCTTACGGTCGAGCTGCTCGCCATTGAGCACATCATTGAACGCCCCGCTGTCGATCAGCGCGATCGCCGCGGCTGGGTTCTTGTCGGTCATATTGTCGAGATAGGCATCAGCCAGCTTCGTATGGCCCTCCTTGCGCAACTGCTCGCGGACATCGTCGGGGACACCGGTCAGGCCGTTGGCTAGGTCATCGAACGACAGGGTGTTTTGCGTGTAGGTCTTGGGATCGTCGCTGGTCCGCACGGTCGCGGTCATCGTGTCGAGCGCGTTGCTCGCGTCGGTCGCGACCTTCAGCCCGCGCTTGGCGGTCTCGAATTCCTCCTCCCCGCCAAGGAACGAGCTGCGATAGCCGTCGATCTGCGCCTTGGCGGAATTGCGCAAGCTGGTTTCGGTGATGCCGTCGAGCAGCGAGCTGGTCGCGCCGTCGAACGCCGATGTCATCGCGTCCGTGTGGCCGGCCGCCCCCGGTGCCGCATTCGCCCGCGCCGCGATCCGCGCCTTGTCGAGATCGAACCGCGCCGTTGCAAACCGCGACGCGAAGTCGGTCTGTTCCTGGTCGGCCTTCTGCGCGCGCTCGATCTTGAACGCGCGGATGTTGCTGTCGTGGAGCGTCTCGCCGAGCTGCTCGAGCCCCTGGCCAATGCCGGCGCCGAAATCGGCCGGCGACGCCAGCGGGATCGCGGCCGGCGCCGCCGGCCCCAATTGCGGGGTATAGCCGCGTTCGTCGGGCATCAGCCCATGCCGCCCGTCATGCCGGCGCTTGCCGACGCCCAGTCGCTCGATCCCTTGGCCGCGCCGCTCGCTGCGCCAAGCAGGCCCTGAAACAGCGCGTTCTTTCCGGCCGCATATGCCTGCGCGCCCTGGATGCGCAGCCCGCGAGCGCGCGTCGTCGCCTCGCGCCGCGCGGTCAGCGCGTCGAGCGCGGCATTGACCTGCGTCTGTGCCAGCGCATCCAGCGCGCTGCCGGTGCCCATCTGGAAGCCATCCGCGCCCTGGGCGGCAACCTGCTGCCCAAGCACGGCGCGGGCGTTCTCGCGGATCCGCGTCTCCTGGTCGGCGCCCGTGCGCTCCGCCTCGGTCGCCATCGTGTTCGACACGTCGCGGTTATACTTGCCGGTCTCATAGCTCGAGATGCCGCTGATGATGCTCCCGGCGGCCTGCATGGCGGCTGCGGCTTCGGCCATCAGGCGATCCTCTCGAACAGGACGTGCGTCTCGGACCGGCCGCCGAACCGGCGTAGAACATGCGCCGGCGTCAGGCCGACCGAACGGGCCCAGGCAATCTGTGGCCCCTTCACGGAAATCACCGCCTCGAGCAGCTGGCCCGGGTCGAGCCCGGGAAAGGTGAGCAGGATCGCCTCGGCGTCGACCGCGGCTTCGACCACCGCCTCGATCCGGCGTAGCGGGCTATCGGCGATGCGGCGCCGCGCGTGCCTCGAGACAGCGAGATGCGCCGCGCCGATCCCCGGCGCGAGCACCGCCCAGGCGACGCCCTGGACGCCCGGGAACGTCTCGCGCAGCCCCATGATCGCGACGATCCGGCCGCTTTGCTCGGCCGTCCAGGCTTCGCCACCGTCGATCATGGATTGCGCGAGCTCGAGCGTCATCGCCCCGGTCATGTCGATGCCGAGCTGGACGCGCTGCGAGGGCTGGCGCTCGATCGCGATCGCGTCTTGCGCGAGCATCGGGCGGATGACCACGGCTTCGGTCATGTCGTCGCGTTCACGGTCGGCATGGCGGCGACGATCACCGCCGGCAGCGGCGCGTCGCTGACCACGGTCGATTGACCCGTGCGGTCCCAATTGCCCGACAGCTTCTGACCGGTGTCGCCGGTGAACAATGGGATCGGCGCGTCCATCGTGTCGTTGCCGGCGCGGTTGATCAGCTCGTCGAGCTTTCCGCCCTGGACGCCAACGCGCAGCCCCGTCGTCTCGATCAGCCGAAGGATGAGCTGCACGACGCGCTGGCGAATGCCCTGGCTGGTCTGGCCATTGCCGCGCAGCTCGGGGCGCAGCGTCGTCGCCGTCGCGGTGTAGGGCAGGCCGACCGTGATGATGTAGGGGCGATCGCTCGGGATCGCGTCGGGCGAGATCGAGAAGGTCCCGTCATTGGCGATGGTGATACCGGTGATGACCCCGCCGTCCGCCAGCACCCACACCTCGCGGCCGGCCAGGTGCATCAGGTTGGAGAAATGGACCTGGCCGATGCCGGCGATCGCCGTGACCCCGCCGTCGACGAAGAACGATGTTTCGATCGGATCGCCATCGTCGCGCCACGGCGCCATGCGTTCGACGCTCAGCGCGCCGTCGCGGTCGACCAGCGCCCACAGTTCATCGGTCTTGCCGTCCGCCGCCGCGATCGTCGTGACCGACTTGACCACGCCGTCGCCGCCGACGCGGATCCGCGCCATGCCCTTGATGTCCTGTTCGGGCGCCTGCGGATGCGTGACGAGCTGGCCGTCCGAGCGCAGCGCGACCAGGAGCTGCTCGGGTTCCTGCTGATAGGCGAGCTGGACGATGCCGCCGCCGGTGATATGCCGGGCCCAGATCGTGATATTTTCGGCGATATAGCGATCGCGCGCGAAATCGTATTCGGCCTGGCGCAACTTGCGGCCGCCGCGCTGGACGAACACCGCCGCGGTCGATCCGATCTGCAGCGGGAACACCGCTTCGCTGCCGTAATTCGACTGCGGCACCGCCTGGACGTTGTCCCCGCTGAGCGCCACGGCTTCGTTGATCGAGCCGATCGCGATCTCGGCCGACGCCGTGCCGACGATCAGCCGGCGATCGCCGAGCGCCCATAGCACCGGATCGTCCGCCGTCAGGGTGCGCCGGAACGCGAGATCGACCTCGAGCAGGCCGGTCGGATCGAAGGTCGCATGATTGAGGAAGTCGCCCGCGACGCTGGCCAGCATGTCGAAACCGCGGAAGTGGATCAACCGCCCGTTCCACGCCTTGACGACGCTCGGCCAGCCACGCCCGGCCGACAGCGAAGCATGCGCCCAGCGCCAGGTCCCGGTGACGATCGCGTCGGGCAGTCTGCGAACGATGTCGGCCGTCGCGGCGGTGCCGCTCCCCACCGCGGTGATGAGGGCGATACCGAAGCGGTCGTACAGATATTCCCACTGGACGCCGTACGGCCCCTTGGCATTGATGTCCTGGCCGCTGGCGATGCCGTCCCATTCGGTGCCGCTGGTGTGGATCGGCGCCTGTTGCCCGGTGCGATGGTCGCTCGAGGTGCCGACCGCCAGATAGACCTTGCCGTCGTTGCGGACCTTGCTCGTTCCGACGACAATGCCGTTGATCCCAGGCATCCACGCCGGGATCGCCGAGAAATCCTGCGCCTCGAGGCGAAAGAGCGTGCCGACATCGTCGGACGTGAAGATGCTGGCGGTCGCCGACAGCGCTACGCCGCTGCCCGTCGTGGCGCTCGCGCTGACCGAGATCGTGTCGTCGATATTGGCATCGGCGAACGGGCCGTTCACGAGCTCGGCCACGTCATAGGCGAAGGTTGTCGCCGAGGTTCGCGTCAGGCGCGCGGGCGGGTGATTGGGATGATCGAGATACAGCCGGTCGAAACTCTGTTGCGCGCTGACCAGCGGGGCCTCGGCCGCCGTGTACGGCACGACAACTTCAAACGGGACGCCCGGCGACGTCTCGATCCGCGCGCCGTTGGTGTAGAAGCGCAGCTTGCCGTCGCTCCACTCGATCACATAGTCCTGGGTGAGATTGAAGCGAAAGCTGGTCAGCCAGGTCGCCGTTACCGCCGCCGGCTCGATATATTCGAAGCCGGGCCGCTTCACCAACGCGCCCTCGACAGTCGGCACGAAATTCTCGCACACCGCCAGCCCGACGGAATATATCGAGGTATCGACCCTCCCGCCCATGCGCGGGCTGAGCTCGCCACCGTTGAAGCTTGTCGCGATCGGCCGCTCTAGGGCCATATCGTGCCCGTCCCTGGCGAGACGCGGCATTCATCGACGCCGAGGCGCGCGGTTTCCCAGCTCCCGGCTTCCCATGCCACTTGCGGGTTTTCTCGCGCGTCGACGCGCTTCGCCTGGGCGAGCGCGGCCTGGTACTCGGCCCAGGCCGCCTGTTTGCGGTTGCTGTCGCCGGTGATCCGATCGGAGATCTGGAATGCCAGCCGGCAGGCGAACGCTTCGACGAAGAGCTGGTCCCACAACGCGGGCTCGGCGACGTCGGTGATGTAGCGGATGTGGACCGGGCCGTCCGAATTGCACAGGATCGCGCGGCCCTCGATCTGATAGGCTGACCGTGCCTGCAGGTCGAGCACTTCGACCAGGCGCAGATTGTCCGCCGGCAGCGGAAAGGACGAGCGCCACGGAAATGGCGCGGCCGCCGCCGACTTCGGCAGCGCCGCGCGCTTCATCGCGAAATTCCAGCTGTGATCGCGCAGCGCCGCCTGGCGGACCAGGTCCCACACCGCGGCGACGGTGCGGCCGAGGTGCGTGTCATCCTCGGGCGAACGGAGTTGATCGTCCTCGCCCAGCTTCGACGCCGCCAAATTCGCGATCGAGACATAGTCGGCCATGCTTGCGCTCCGTCAGCTCAGAGCATCGGCCACTTGGACGCGAAGATTTTCTGTCGGATCGCGTCGATCATGATCAACGCGTCTCCCTTGGTGATCTTGGTATAGTCGATATTGAGCGACATCGTGTCGCTCTGCGCCTCGGCCGATCCAGCCGCGACTACGACGTCTTTCAGGGCGGGTTTGCCGCGCTGCATCGTCAATTTCACCTGTGCCGCCATGACTGGCCTCCTTCAAAAATGACGCCGGGGTGGTGGAGACGGCCACCACCCCGACGCTCGGCCCACCGCCCCCGGTTAGGCCGAACCCTGCCGCGTCAGTTCGCGGTCGTGTAGGTGATGTAGAAAGCCGCCACCGTCGCGCCGGCGATCGTCGCGGTCCCCACGGTCAGCCAGATGTCCTGGTCGGCCGAGAGTGGCGCGGCGATCGCCGCCGACGCCTTCGGGCCGACGCTGGTCGGCGTGTCGGTCGCGGTCATGGTCTTGCCGTTGACGTACAGTGCCGGCGTCGCCGTCGTGCCGATCGACAGCGTCGACGTCCCGAACGACGTGTCCGAGTTGACCGAGAAGCCGCGGACCATCGATCCGATCGGCAGCTTGCCGAGATAGAGGCGGTCGCCGCTCGCCAGCGCCTGGCCGGTCGGTTTGGTCGCCCGGATCACGCGATCCTTCGCGCCGACCATGCGGCCATCGAGCTTCTTGGGCGGCGCCTGGGTGCCATCGGGGCCACCAACCTGCTCGAGAGCGTAAAAATCTGCCATGTTCTTTCTCCCCCGGGGGAGGCGCGCCGGTTACGCTTCGCTGTTGAGGATGATGCCGACCTTGCCCGCCTGGGTCCGGGTGGCCGCGATCGTGGTGCCGGCGAACACCGAACGGCTGTTGACCTTGGACGGCTGGTCCTTGATCGCCGTGCGGAGCGCCTGCCAGATGCCCGCGCGGACACCAGACTTCACCCAGAACGGCGTTTTGGTATAGCCGCTGCCGTCGATCGTCAGGCCCTTCGTCATGGCGCGCAGCATCGGGTTGCGGAGCTCCATGTGGATGAAATTCCAACCGAGCATCTTGACGATCTTGCCGTTGTCGAACACGCCGCCGAAGGCGCCGGTGAAGTCGCTCGAGGTCGCCGGGATCTCGCTCAGCAGATCGTCGTTCTGCTCGGCGTCCAGGATCATGTATTTCTGGTCGGTCGCCTCGACGAAATTCTGGTCGAGCATCTTGTTGGCGGCCCGCAGCTTGGCGGTGTTCATCCGCTGCGCACCCGACGCGCCACCCGTGGTGACCGGCACGATGTTGCCGCTCGGGAATGGCGTAGTGGTGGTGCCATCCTTGCCGCTGATGATCGAACCATAGATGCCGGCCAGGATCTGATCGTCCTTGGCGCGGTTGACGGTTGCCATCGCCGCCAACGTATAGGCACCGTCCAGCGAGATCGCGGTCGCGAGCTGGTCGGCGCCGTCGACGAACTTGTTGAAATAGAGCTCGTTGGGCTTGACGATCCAGACGCGATCATGCCCGGGATCGGTTTCCTTGAGATCGCCGTTGCGCTCATCGGCTTCCTCGGGCTGAGTGTTGCCGATCAGATCCTTGACGGTTTCCTTCTCGGCGCTCGTGCACGGCTGCGTCTCGACCGTGTCCATGAGCAGGGACTTGGTCTGGTTGAGGACGAGCTCGAGGTTGTTCGAGAATTCATAATTTGCGGTTGTATTGACGTCGGCCATGATGACCCCTCACGAAAACAGGTTTGAGCTGATTTCGAAGGGGTAAGGGGCGAAACCGCCCGCCCTCTCTATCGTTTAACGCCTGCGATCGGCGCCGCAATCCAGCGGGGGGCCCGGGGCGAACGAGGCTAGGCCAGGACTTAAGCGGCGAGGAGAAACGTGGCCGCTCCCCCGCGCCGCCGGAAACACTAAGTTCATAGGTCGACTCGCCGGTCAAGCGGGTCGCGCGAAAAAATCATCCATCCTCCGCCTTGGCCCTGCCTTCGGCCTGGGCTTTGTTGAGCCGGTCCCAGCGCTGCCGTTCCGGCGAGCCGGGCACCAGCACCTTTTTCTGGAATTCGGGATCGCTCTTGAGGCGCTCAATTTCCGCCGTCGCTTCCGCCGTCGTGACGCCGAACCGTCCCTTGCCGCCGGTCAGCATCGTGTCCTCGGCCATGCCGGACCCGAGCTTCGCCAGGATGGTCAGCGCGCGATCGGCGCCGAACGACGATCGCATCGCCTGCATGTCGCCGCGCGTGAAGCCTAGCGCGCGCGCCGCCGTGTCGACGTGCGCGAGCTGCTCGTCTTTCTTCGCCCCCTGGGCCTTGACCCAATCGGCCGCGAGCCCGTCCTGGCGCGTATTCTCGGCCGTCGCCTCATCCAGCTGCGCCTTGATATATTCGCCGACCGTCGCCTCGAAGGCACCCTTGGGAACGCCCGATTTGGCGGCCGCGTCCGCGAGCCGGTCGATCAGCGGCTGGTTGAGCTTGACCCCTTCCGGCCCCTTGATCTCATAGCCCTTGCCATCCTCGGGCACACCGATCGACTTGCGGAACTCGGCGATCTCTTCCGGCTTGGCGCCTTCGCCCGGCACCTTGATCCGGTCGCCATCGCGGGCCGCACGCTGGTTGTCGCGCGCAACCTTGACCAGGCCGTCGAGATCCTTGACCCCCAGCGACTGCACCCAATCGCGGTTCGATGCGGTCTCGCCTTCCGAGGTCGCGCCCGACAGTTTTTCATACCAATCGGGAGCCGCCTCCTGTTGCTGCTGCTGCTGATCGCCACCACCGCCGCCATCCTGCTGCTGCTGGTGCTGCTGATCGCCGCCGGTGCCACCACCGACCAGGTCGGCTGCGCCACCCGTATCCCCACCGGTACCGCCGGCGCCGTCCGTCTCATCCAAAGCCATCGTCTATCTCCATGAGTTTCTGGACTTGCTCCTCGTCCAGCTCGAGGTATCCGGAGATCCGCAACCACACATCGCGGCGACCCTGACGCCGCGCCATGATGATCGGATCGGGATCGAAGGCCGACGTCCGCGCGAAACTGAAGTCGCGGAGATCGGAAAGCACATGCTCGGCCGCGACACGCAGCCGGCCGTCGACGGTGAACGCCTCGCGATAGGCCCAGCGCCGCGCGATCGCGCGCGGCAAAAGGCCCTTCCACGATCGCGAGATCTGCAGCGCGCGCCAACGTCGTTTATTGGCCTCGCTCATGCCGCCTGCGTCTGTTGCGCGGTCGCGTTCGCCGAGGCGAGATCCTTGAAGGCACCCGCCGCCGTCGCGAGCTGATCGACCCCCGATTGCTCGGCCTGGGCATCCGCGCGCGCCTTGCGCTTGGTCGCGACTTCGTCGGGCGTCGAAATCCAGCTCGGCCGCACGCCGAGCACATCGGCCAGGCCAGGCGCGGCCGCGTCGGTGTTGACATGGTCGAACACACCGCTGTCGAGCTGCGCCATCGGCGCCATCGTCTCGATCCAGCGCGTGAAGCCGGCCGCTTCCTCAGCACGCGCCATGCGCGACAGCGGGTTTTCATATTCGATGATTGGATAGGCGCCCGCCTCGAGCACTTCGGGCGGGAACGGGTCGATCTGCCCCGCGCGCAATGCCAGGTCGAGATCTCGCTGGGTGACCGGGTTTTGCTTCTCGGTCTGGTAGCGGAAGGCATAAGGCGAGACGAGCACGCCCTGTTTCGACGCGATTTCGAGCACGGCTGTCGCCGATCGCTGTGGGCTCTCGTCGGTCAGCAGCTTGAAGAAGTCTTCCAGGAACGCGGTGCGGATGACCTGGCGCTCGCCCTCGACCATCTCCAGGCCCACCGGCAGGTTCGACCCCGTGGGCATCGCCTGGACCATGAGCTGCCCGCGCTCGTTGACCAGGCCGGGGTTGGCGCCGCCCGGCTTGGTCACCAGGCTGGTGATGCCGTCGTCGTCGTAGAACGCCAGCGCAGGGTCGACGATCTTCTGCCCGGCGCGCATGTTGGTTTGCTGCATCACGTTGACGCCCTTGATCGTCGGCAGCACCTTCAACGCGGGCGAGCGGCCATAGACATCGCCCGGCCCGGTGACATGGCGCGAGACCGCGATCGGCATCGAATGGAACCCGCCGCGACGCAGGATCGCCTTGTCGTCGAGCGCGATCGTGATGCTGTCGACCAACATCGAGCGGTTATCGATCGCGTCGGGCTGCAGATCGCCGTTCGGGCAGACGATGTGAATAATGCGGAACTTGTCGTCGAGCTTGTTCTTCTGCACCGCGTCGCGCATCTTGCCGGTTAGGGCATCGCCGCCGAATTCCTGCAAGCATTGCCGTGCGGTCAACTGGTATTCGCGGTGCACGGTACTGACTTGACCGCTGAAATCCTCTTCGATGAATATTTCGGAGAGATGCAGCGCCTTGTAGAACAGGCCGCGGCCTGGCTTGACGCCGCTCCACAGCGCGCCGGTGCCGTAGCTGCCGAGCTGTCGCATGTCCTCGCCGGCCTGGACGCCGAACCCGGTGTGCGGCGCGTACCGCATCGCATAGAGGCGATCGCCGGCATATTCGCACCAGCGGCGCACATTGGGCAGCTTGTCGAGGTCTTTGTCGCCGAACCGGAGCTTGATATATTGGGTCTGGTAGGGAACCGTGATCGCCAGCATCGCGGCCTGGAAGCGATCGAGCCCCTCGACGGCCGTGACGTCGAAATTCCTCGCCCCCGCGACGCGGCCGGGCGTTGAGCTGTCCCAGCCGCCGGCGCCGAGTGGATTGACCCGCTCGTCGATCTCGCGAAAGACGCTTTCCCAGGGCGTGCGCAATCCCCTGAGGCGATCGTGATTGCGCAGGTGCGCCTTGACCAGATCGTCATCCTGCAGCTTGTCGTCGGCCATGTGCTACCCCCGGAAAGGAAATGGGGCGCGCCGTCTCGCGCCCGGTGTCGTCAAAGTCGATAAGTGGATACGGTCGCGCCGAACCGGTTCATGACGAACATATCCTGCGCAATGTCCTGCCTTTTGTTGAACTGGTAAGTAGCGATGCTGCCGTCTGCCATATCGGCATAGACAGCATCGCGATCACTCCGAAGGCCCGATGCTTCGAACAAGTGTTCTGACACCACGCCCTCGGGGTTTTGCTCGACAACCTTTACAGTAAACATGGTCTTCTCCGTCTTCTGCTATGCCGCTAGTCCGCGCGGCCCGGTCCGGCTTGAGATCAAGCGCGAAGCTAGAAGTAGATATCGTCCGCGAGCGTGATCTTCTGGCCCGGCCCGACGTTCACGGGGTCCGACCGCCTGGTGTAGGCAACCTGCTTGCCGTCGATCAGCAGCGCGTAGCCGACGATCTGGAACCCGGCCCGGCCGGAGCCGGCGACGGGGCCGTCGATCGCCACCGGATCGCGGAGCATCTTGCCCAGCGCGTGCGGCCGCCAGACGTCGCCCTGCACCGACACGGGAGGGATGCCGATCAGTTCTTTCGACCCATCCGAAAACGCGATCTCGATCGACTTTTCGTCTGCGGCCGCCTCGGCCAGGGCGTCGTCGAGATCTTCGCCGGTCAGGCCGTCGTTCATCTCGCCGAGCTTGCGCGGTTTTGCGGGCGACGTGCTGCGCTCGAGCTTCGATTTCGCTGCCTTGGTCGCCTTGTCCGCCGCATCGGCGCGCGCGATCGCCTCGTCGCGTTCCTTTTCGGCCGCTTCCTTTGCGGTGACGGCATCGTCACGCTCGCGCTGCACCGTGCCGGCCGCATCACTCGCGCGATCGCGATCGGCTTCGAGAGCGGCGATGCGCTGTGCGAGCTGTGGCGCCGCATCGGGGTCGAGCCCCGCCTTGAATTCCTCGAGCAATTCCTGCTCGCGCGTGGTCGTGTCGGTCATTCATCGATCCTTTCAGCTACCGAGGGTGAGTTTGCCGCCGGACAAAGCGGCCTCGGCGCCGCTTGGTCCGTTGACGATGTCCGCCGCGCCACCGCGCCGGCGTCGAATTTCATCGGTTGCGGCGACCGTTGCCGCGGCGTCGTCGCGGGTCACGGTCGGCAGCGGTTCGGGCGTCTTGCCCGGGGTCGAAATGATCCCCACCGCCTTGAGAAGACCGCCTGCCGCCTTGGCGGCGGGAAAAAGCCAAACCATCAGATACCTCCTAGCTCGTCGAAATTGCCGTCGACCTTGACCGGCGCCCGCCGGCGTTCCTTGCCGCGGATATCGCCAATGACGTGCTCGCCCTCGAGCGCGGCGTATTGCTCCGCGTCGGCGACGTGCGTGTAGATCGTGTTGGCGATCTCGAGGTGGCCGCGCGTTTCGCCCGTGCCGAGCTCGGCCTTGGCGTAGCGGTAGCCGCCCAAATGCCCCTTGATCAGGTGCTTGCAGCTCGGATCGACGGCATAGCCGCCGGTGCGATCCTGGGCCTGCCAGATCGCCTCGTTACGCAGGGCCGCCTTGTTCGATTTCGCGCGATGGATCTTGAGCCCCAGCGTTTTCTGGCAGGCGCGGATCCAGTCGTGCTCATTGTCCTCGCGATCGTCGGCCGCGAAAGCTGCCGGATCCGCGACGACGCGGATCATGTCGGGCGTCAGCTCGGGGAAGCGCTCGCCGAGCATAGCCTTGACCGCCCGGCCGAACGCCGATGGGCCGACCTTCAGCAGTTTCTTTTTCTTCGGATCGTAGTTCACCAGCTCGGCGAGCGTGCGGATGTCACCGCCCTGGTCGCGCTGCAGCGCCACCGCGGCGGCGAACAATCCCTGGTCGAGCCCCACGATCAATTTACGGCGCCGATCGAACGGCAGCGGTCGCACATGGGCCGAATGGACGAACTTCTCATTGACCGGTTGGCCGTGTTGCAACGGCACCGGCTTGTTGTCGACCATGCGATCGACATAGCCCGGCTTATGCTTGTTCGACGCGACCTGCAGGATGTAATAACCGCGCCCGCCCGATAGGTTATGCAGGTTTTCTGCGTTCGGTTCGCGGCCGCCCGGCTGGATGAACGCCTCGATCAGCGGCCGGCCATCGAGCACGCGATCGAGCTCGGCGCGGTCCTCTTCGCTCAGCTCGCCCGTGTCGAGCTCGTGATCCATCAGCAGCTGATAGATGTGGTTCTCGATATCGGGCATGTTGAGCGAGAGGATGATCTGCGGATCCACGACGCTTTCAGGATCGAGATCGGAGAAGCGCCCGATACGGCCGGTCAGGAAGGAAACCAGGTCCTCGGGTTGCAAATCGGCTTCGTCGATGATGACCGCGTTCACTTCCCAGCCGCGGCAAGCTTCCTCGACCGACAGATTGCCGATCGCGCGGAACTCGAATTCTACCTCGAGCACGTCGATCGGCCGGCCATCGGGGCGATTGCCCTCGCGACGCAGGATCTTGCGGAATTTGTGGACGTAGGGCGCGCGCCAGCCGAATTTACCTTCGCTCTCCGGCACGACGTTGAACCAGCTCTTGAGCGTGGTGCTTTCCAGGCTCGGATAGCTTTCGCGGATCACACCGATCCGCGCCTTGCGCCACAAAACACCCTTGTCGTCGACGCGGCCGCCCTGTTGCGCCGCCAGGCGCAGCCCCTTTTGCAGCGCGGCCATCGTCTTGCCGGAGCCGACCGGGCCGATAATCCCGCAAATGAACGCGCGGCTTTGCATGAAAGCGTCCGCGATCGGGCCCGGCGAGACGAGGCGACGTGCGGCGCTCACTGGTCGACCGCCGACATGGCGATCATCGCGCGAATATCGCTCGCCAGCTGATCGATCTCGCGGGCCCTGCCGTCGAGCGCGCGGGCCGCCAGCTCGAGGTCATGATTGGTCAGCGATCGCTCGGCCGCCAGCTTGTGGTTCACGGCTCGCCGGCCGATCCCCAGCGCCGTGGCGAGCTTCTCAGCGCCGCCGAGCACGATCCGGGCGCGATCGAGCAGCAGCAGGCGCCGCAACTCGCGCGCCATCGGGGGCATGCTGTTCCCACTTTTGGGAGCGGGCGCATCAACCACCAGCGCCCTCCTCGTCGTCGAGCTCCATGAACTCGGCATCCTGCAGCTCGGTCATTTCGTCGCGGGTGTGCGTTACGCCCTCGATCACCAGGTTGCCGACGCCAGTGAACGACATGTCGATCGCGACCGGCTTCTTGCTCTCGAGGTACGGCAGCAGCGCCTCGGCGCAGCGGACCCGCAGCGATTGTGCCCCCTCGTAGCTCAGCGTTTCCTCGGTGACCTCGACCAACCGATCGGCTTCGCCCTTGCCGCCCTTGAGCACCTTGGTGACCTGGCGACGGCTGTTTTCCTGCAGGACGGCCGGATCGGACGCCTGAATTTGCATCATCGTCAGTGCCGGATGCTGGCCGAAACTCAGCAGGTAGCGGGCGAAATCGTCGGTTCGCTTGTTGCGTGCGCCGCGCGGCCGGCCGCGCTTGCGTTCGCGAGCTCGATTGAGCACTGAAAGGCCGCCAGCGTTGGGGCCGAGCTCGGCGCGCGCGTCCGCGATGTCCTCGGGCGTGACGCCGTCCAGCTCGAGCTGCTCGGGCTGCTCGGCCTGCGCCTGGGTGACGAGCGCCTTCGCTTCCTCGAGCGCCGTGCGCGCCACGCCGGCGTCACCGCTGTCAGCCGTTGACATGATGGACCCCCGCCCATAGCGTCGCCACCTTGCCGTCGGCCTCCCGATTGGCAGAGGAAACGCCCCTATCCCCGACCCGTTCGTCATGCCCGACCTGGACCGCGCCGCCCGCGGCCGGGTCGCCAAGGGCTAGAGCGCACCCGCACCCCGACCCGTTTGCGCCCCTCATGCTTTCGCCGGGGTTCGACTGGCCAGATGATCGGTGATCGAAGAAAATCCCGAACGCATGCAGCGCCGACATGCTCCCGATCTGGTCGACGCGCGCTGGGGGGCCCACCCCCTCGCCTGCCAGGTCGACCCCCCGGGGGTCCTCCGCACGGCGCCAGGCGCGATCGGCGGTCAGCCCCGAAAGCTTACGCATCGGCCAGCTAACCGGCTGGATCGACACGGTTTCGCGCGACCATTCCGACATCACCATTCCAACACGCCCCGATCGACCCTCAGAAAACGGCGGAAATCCGCCACTTTCGACGATCGAGCCGGCGAGCTGCAGCCGGCCGAGATCGGCGCCGATCGCGCGCCGCCGAGCCCGAAAGTTTTGCCGCGCACCCCCAGCGATCAGGTGCAGATCGAGCCTGGACGGCGCGGTGCGTCCCCAGGTCGAATATCCACCCCCTATTTTATTCGGCACGGAACCGCAGAACCGGGAGAGAACCGCCCCACCGTCAGAAAGTGGCTGTTTTCTGCCGATCCTGAAGAGTGGTTCTATGGTTCTATGGTTCTGACGGTCCAAGCTACACACACGCGCGCACCTGTCCGCCCGCGCATCACGTGAAGGGCCATAGAACAGAACCACAGAACCACACGTTTCCAATGGCTTGTTGGTTCTACCCCCTGACCCGTTCGGAACCGTAGAACCGTGCCCCCCGGGCCCGTGCTCGCGCCAGCGAATGTGCCGCCAATCAATCCCTGCTCCCCAACGGGCCGGGGTGCGGGTGCAAATAAAAAAGAAGACGTCGATAGACCGACGCAAGTGAAGTGGAGCGCGACTAAAGTCGCGCATGAAGTGCGCGGCCGCACCGCGCGACTGCGTCGCGCTGGCCGCGCGCGTCGGTATCAGGCGGCTCATGATGCGCCTCCGACGCCGGCGCAGGGCATGAACCCTTCGACCTCGTCACGGTCGACCACGTGCTCGATCGGCACCAGGACGGCGGTCAGCGATCGCTTGGCGAACTTCACCTTGATCCCACGCAGGCCGCCAGGCGCGCGGCCAAGCGTCTGGCCCCAGCCGCCGGCCTGCCACTTGGTGGGCCCGAAGATTTCAGCGAGGGAGCGGTGGTCCTGGGCGATCGCCAGGTAACAGCTCTGGCCGGCGATATGCTCGACCGCCCCATATCGCGGCCTCCCATCGGGCCCGGGTTCGGGCAGCTCGCGAGCGGTCACCACCTTCAACCCGAATTCCTGCAGCTTCCCGCGCGCGCCCTCGCTCTCGACCGGCACGCGGCCGACCCCGCGGCCGATCCAGGTGCCGAGCGTCTCGCGCAGATCGCCACCGCGCGCCTGGACCGTCGTGGTGACCAGGTGCTGCAGGCAGGCGTCGTGATCGAGCGCGGCCTCCGAGATCTCGGACAACGCGCCAGGCGCACACCGCCGCGCCCAATCCTCGAGCAGCTCGCGATCGGGAACCTGGTCGTACAGCGCCAGATCCGCGCACGCGAGCAACGTCCCGAACGTGTCGGCCGAGCGGTTCGAATGCCCGCGCTTGATCAGCTCGGCGTGGTACAGCGCATAGGTCGCCCCGCATCGCCACCAGCCGTCGAACATCCGCCGCATCAACGACGCGCCGATCGCCGGCAGGTTGGCGGCCTCGAGGTTGAGCTTGACCGCATCGCCCGGCAACGGCTCGAGCTCGAGGATGGCGAACCGGCTGCGATCCTGCGGCTCCATGTGCGGCGTCAGGATCGCGGAAAACTGAAAGCACGAATTGAGCACGAACTCGGCCGCGTTGTGATCGCTGCCGCCCTTGTGCATTTCGCTGCCCGAGCTCGCCACGCGGCAGAGCTCGAGCACCGCCGCCAGCTTCTGCGCGTTGAACGCGTTCGGCTCGAATTCGTCGAAGATGACCGGGATCGTCTGCGCGCGCAGCTTCTGCCGCACCGCCGCCTCGGTCGCGCCGCCGGTGCGCAGCGCGCCGCGGCCGAGCAGGCGATCGCACAGCCCATTCTTGCCGTTGAAGCTCGACTTGCCGGTCCCGGCGCCACCGGTGACGAAGATGTGCGATCGCCAGTCGAGCGCTCCCGAGACGAACGTCTGCGCGATCCAGCCCAGGGCGAGCATCGCGTCGAGCGTCCCGCGCCGCCAGTTCCACGTCGAGATCAGCGCGAGCAGCTGCTCGACCGGCTCGGCGCCGACCGGCTCGCCGTGCGGCCGCGGGCTCGGCTCGGCCGCCGGATAGACGAAGCCGTCGTGCATCCCGGTATCGAACCACTCGGCCGGCGCCGGCTTGCCGTTCGCCCGCTTGCGCGCGACCATCACCTTGTCGCCGGTGTGGACGATCAGCGTCCCGGCGCGGCCGCGGTGCGCGCCCCGGCCGCGCACGCGCCCTTGCTGGTCGAATATCCCCGCCTCGCCGCAGGCGCCGATCAGCGCCTCGCTGGCGTCGTCTTGCGCGAACCCGACGATTTCGGACGGCCGCACCAATACCCGGCTGTTGCCAC